AGATGTAGCATTTAATCTAATATCTTTTTTGGCATCAATACCAATGTAGGCCATTATGTGATCTCCATAATACTAAGAGTTGCGTCTATTTTAGCAGCAACAGAACAATCTATCTTCATAACATCAGTGCCTTGCAATACAACTTTATTACCAGCTAAAACTTCTAAAGAACTTCCTACTGGTATAGGAACATCACTTAGTAATTTTACATTTTCATTAGATTCAGTATCACTTGTATTTGACTCTAAATGCACACTAACAGTAACTTGAGAGGTATGAACATTACAAAGAATCAATCCTAAAACAACAGCTTTTGTGTTCGTATCTGTTCCTGGACAAGTATATAATGTCAAAGGTGTACCAGATGAAGCAGGCATGGCTGCGTTTGTTTTTACCTTAAATGTATTTGCCATATCTTACCCCAATGCGATTGCTAATGCTGTTGCATCGTCTGCCGATGCTGCAGCTGTGTATGTTTTTAAATCTGATGCTGCTATCTGTTTCATAGTTCCATTATCATTTACAATAAATCGATCAGCGTCTGCTATAGTTATAGAAGAACTTGCAGATGTTGCTCCATCAAGTAAGTTTAACTCTGAGGTTGTTGAAGTTACTCCATCAAGTATATTCAATTCAGAAGCAGTAGCAGTTACTCCATCAAGTATATTTAATTCTGCCGTTGTCGATGTTACACCATCAAGTATGTTAAGTTCGGCTGCTGAAGCACTAACTGCTGTAGATCCAATAGTTATACCAGAAGTAGTTAAAGCACCTATAATTAAATTAGCAGCTGCATATCCAGTAGCACTCGTATTTACTGTTGTAGATGGTTCTGTTTGAGTATCACAAAATAATCTAAAAGTATTGTCAGTTGAGGCATCATAAAAAATACCTGCATATTTTGTTGTGCTAGATTCTACATATTTACCTGCTAAACCAAAATCTGTGTTATTAGCAGTATTATTATTAGATAATATATTAAAGTTATCGTTTGTGGTTACAGCACCTGTTTGTGTGGTTGTACCAGATACAGTTAAGTTTCCTGAAACTGTAAGATTGTTGCTTACTGTAACATCATTAGGTAAACCAATTGTTATCGTACCAGAGCTTTCTGCAACATCAACTTCATTACTCGTTCCAGAAAATGTTATTGTGCCACCTAACGCAGTAGCAGTTGTATTAGAACCATCTGATACTGTAATTGAACTATTAGCTAGTTTAGAATTAGCGATAGAACCTGCGAGTTGTGCATTTGTAATTGTACCAGACAAACTACTTGTTGGATAATTTGTTGCGTCAGATAAATCAAAAGCAGGTGTCGCATCAGAAGCACCTAAAGCTAAAGATATTCCTCCAAAACTAACAGAAGAATTTGCTAGTTTAGAATTAGCTATTGATCCTGCAAGTTGTGTGTTTGTAATACCACTAGATTTAATTGTAACTGCACCAGAACTTACACTAAAATCATCTGAAGAAAAAGAAGCCAATCCTTTTGCGCTTGTAGATGCATCAGCAATAACTAAATCAATCGTACCATCATCATCTTGATAATCAACTGTAATACCTGTTTCTGTGTTGGAGCTAAACATGGCTCCTATAAGATCTTGTATTTGTTCTGTTGTCTGAACATCGGAGGTTAATGCAATTGTTCCAGTGGTGGCAGGCATCGTTAAGGTAATGTTACCACTAAAAGCTGAATGTGCAGGTGCTTGCAATCTTGCGTAGTGAGCATTTGATGACTCACAATAAAAATCTACATAAGACTGAGTACCACCATTTTTTATTGAAATTGCACCTTGGGATATACTTACACCACTAGAACCACCAAAAGTTGCAGTGCCAGTAATCGCAGGACTTGCTATTGTTGTAGATGCACCACTAATCGTAGGGCTTGTAAGTGTCTTGTTTGTAAGAGTATCTGTAGTTGTTTTACCTACTAAAGTGTCGGTTGTTGCAGGTAAAGTAAGAGTAATATTACCACTGAAAGCTGAATGAGCTGGTGCTTGAAGCCTTGCATAGTGAGCGTTACTTGATTCGCAGTAGAAATCTACATAGGATTGAGTGCCACCATTTTTTATAGATACTGCACCTTGAGATATGCTTACTCCACTAGAACCACCAAATGTAGCTGTTCCAGTTATAGCAGGACTTGAAATAGTAGGACTTGTTAATGTCTTATTAGTTAATGTATCTGTCGTTGTTTTTCCTACAAGTGTATCTGTCGTTGCAGGAAGAGTAATCGTAACATTTCCAGAAAAATCAGAGTGTGCTGGTGCTTGTAGTCTGGCGTAGTGTGCATTGCTTGATTCACAATAAAAATCAATACGAGATTGTGACCCTGCATTTTTAAGTGATATCGCTCCACCAGTAAGTTCTACATGATTATTAGCATCAAGAAACACAGATTTCTCTGCAGGATACGTCATAAATATTTGTTTAGTTCCTGCTCCAAAGTCTACAGCGCTGCCAGAATTAGAACTTTCTAGCACAGTTGTTCGGGTTATAGTATTGCCACTTGAAGCAAATGTGCCTAAACCAACTTCAAATTCGTTGTTAGTATCGTCAATAATAGCGTAAAAAGTGGTGTCTGCATTAGACAAAACAGAAGAAAAAGTTTGAAAATTAGCAGAAGCCCCTGATAAAGTGACAGCACCCGTACCTGTAGTTGTAGTGCTTTCTTTAACTCTATCTCTTACTTTTAGAGCCATTAGGCAATCCTTATAATCGCATTATTAACATCGTTTGTTGGAAAAGTTATTGTAAAATTACCACTACTTGCTGCCTTATCACTGCCAAAATCAAGAACTGCCACTGCTTTATTAGATTCAGAGCTATTATATATAATAGCTCCCCTTACTTCAATCACAGTTACGCTTGAAAATGTAACATTGTTAAATGTAACAAACGCTGTAGTGCCAGATGTAGTTGGTGATCCAGATGGTACAGTTAAGTTTTCACCCCCACTGGTGATATTTGTCGAACCACCTGCTACCTCGTTGTTAGCTGAAAAAGTAGTAACGCTTCCATTCATATCAGTTCCAGATCCACCAAAAGATCCTTGTGTTGGTTCTGCGTTATTAGTAAATAAAGCAATCTTAAATTGATCCCCACCTGAATTAGCAAACGTATGTGTACCTTGTAATAATTCTTTTTTAAATGAGGTACATAAAAAATTTCCACTAAAAGCCATTATAATCTCCTTATGTACTCTGCTAATTTATCGTTACCAGAATCTTTTAATGCGTTATAAATTGTAGTTCTATCACTATTAATAGCTTCTTTCATATAATAAGCAATTAAACTTTCCAACTGTTTTTTATATTCCAAAGCCTGATCTTTGATTACAGGTGGTGCTGTATCTGATACAGATATAATTTTTTCAACACACATTTCTGCAACTTCTTCAGGTGTGAAACCCCTGTGATTAGTTGTTTTTACTCCCACTGAAAAATTGTTTGACATAGATATTGAGTTTGTTTGCATTACGATTTAGCCCTTTTAATTTGTCCAACACTGTATTCATCAGTAACTTCTTGCGCCTCTCCGAGATTTTTAAGTCTTCCGATAGCTTCTGCAACTCTTGAATTATACGTAGCCATAACATCAGGTTCTCCTTTCATAAATGTATAAGCTTCAACCAAAGATGAATACAACAAGGCAATTTTAGCATTTTCACTTAGCCAGGTGGAGGTAGTATCAGATGATATTGATGACAATGTACCTGTAGCACCACTTGAACTGCCAGTGATTGTCTCTCCTACAGTAAAGTCACCTGTAGGTATTGGAACTGTCAATGTTGTGGAAGATGGAACTGCACTTACTGTTGTACTTTGACTGCTAGTACCACCAGTTATTGTATCGCTTGTTGTGAATGTCCCGCTCACACTTGTTAAAGTCAAAGTAAACGTACTAGCAGTCAAACTTGCTGGTCTAAATAAATAACTTAGAGATGTCGTAAAATTACTATTTGGAGTAGGTCCAAGTATAAAATTATTAACATCAAATTGTGCGTAATATTTAGGTGTACCTGTAGTTGAAGAATTTGGGTTGTAAGATTGCACAAACTCTAATTCTTTAAATTGTAAAAACTCATAGCTACTACTATTCGTTATACTTAATGAATAAGGAGCTAAAAAATCAGAAGGGCAGGCTAAATATTGATTACCAGAACTCATTGTACCACTAACATTCTTTTGAAAAAAATTTAACTGCACAGATTTAATAATTCTCTCTTCAGCTAATTTAATAAAATTATCTAATTGAGATACAAAAGTAGTTTCATCGTTTTGTGTATAATCCTTAATCGCTGTTTTTAATGTAGTATATGTATAGCTCATGTTGTCACCGATACTGTTCCTATGCTTGTTACTCCAACGATATCTTTACCTCTGTCAGGAAAACCACCTCCACCAACAGATGCTTCAAAATCAAGTTTCTCTTGTGGTCTTGGATCTCTAACAGCCTCACGATCTACTCTTCTTCTTATTGGTTCTAGTTGTGGATGTTTCTCTTCATATTCATCAGGTCCAACTAATAATCCATTCCACTCTTTTCTCATATCTTTTAAACGATAGCGAAAACCAGAACGATCTGATATACCATAAGCTCTTTTTGATGTAGCAAATTTAGACAACTCTATAAAACCTCAATTCTGGGCTAATGGTAGTAGATGCTCTATCTCTATCTTCTGCCATAGCTCTATCAAACTCTTCTTCATAGACAGATTTAAGTAATTGTATTCTATCTGGCGCTCTTTTAATTGCTATGTAATAGGCCAACCCTGCAGCTAAACAAGGATAAAACCTAAATGGTACCTCTAATGTGTTTGTATATGAATCTGCATCATCCATCCTAGTCAATGCATCGTAAACTATAACATCTGTAGTATTTTCAGGAACAGGCCATATTTTTAGATTAGGTGTTATTTGTCTATCTAAAAAAAACTGTGTGGGTCTACCTTTTGTTGTTTTGGTAGGTATCGTTAGAAAAGCATCTCTACTTATTCTTTCTAATGGAAAACTTGTGCCATCCCTCGTAACAGATGCAGATAAAATATCAATGATATCTGTATTAAGAGAATATTCTCCATCACTTACAGTTAATGATTGCGTTCTTTGTACGATAGTCCATTGATTTAAACCTCTGTTAGCCCACTCAACTAACATTAAATTCAAAGATCTCTTAGCAGTTTTTAAATCGTAACCTGTTTTAACCTCTAATCCACATCGTTCAAAGGCTTCTTCTATATAGTCTGAAACATCAAGTTCAAAATTTGTACTGCTTGAAGTAGCCATTTTATCATCCTATTTTTTTTCTTTTGCGTACATATTATCAAATATTTTGTTAACATCCAACACATAATCTAAATCTGACTTAGAATAATGTATATGATGTGATGGCTTAAAGTCAGGTGGACCTTCTCCAGTTCTATACCAAGCTGGATGTGTAACTCTAACTCTATTATTAGGAAGAGCTACAATATTACCTGTATACTTTCCAGCATCTAATAATTGCAATACATGACTTTGCTTATGCTGTGCTGGATCGTCAGCTATTTCACTCTCTGCATAATCTACAGTAAATAAATATTTAGCAGGATAAAATTCACCACCTATCTTTGCCAACCAAGGACAAGGAGTAGCTCTATCTAATACGTAAACACTATGATGATGAGATGCACAATCCCAAGGTTGAGCTTCGTAAACAGGCATAGGTTCAGGCCATCCTTCAAAATCAAAGTCACCAACTAATCCAGTAATAGGCATTCTAGCCCACATAGCACCACCATGTACGTTAGAATCCTCATCTGATTCAAAACCAGTAAATATTACTTGAAAACTTAAACATCGGCATGGCATGGTCGTTACAGCTATAGCCATAGCGTGTAAAAACTCACCATGATACTTTTCATGGTTATGAGTGTACTCTCTTCTTACCCAACATTTAAAGTAAGGAATATTACTTTGTAGATAGGCCATAGATTACTTGTATTTTTTAACACTTCCACCTTTGGTCATCATGTTAATTTTTTTAACACTACCACCCTTGGTCATCATAGTAATCTTGCCACCTTTCATTTTCATATTGATAGGCACAGCTTTTGTGGTGTCCATGATACCATTTTTCATTGTACCACCTTTAGTGTTTTGTTTTTTCATAACCATATTCTGATCTCCTTTTAATAAAATCTTCCCATAGAGGTTTAATCATTTCATAATTAGCATTAACTTGTACAGCCATAACTTCTGTTCTTTTATCAACAGATATTAAAGTGGATGCCATCCAAGCAAACACACCAAAAGAAAAGGTTGTAACAACACCAACAAATATTTCTTTTTTTATCGACATTTCCACCTTCTTCTTGCTTGTCTTAAACGACTGTTAGGATCT